TTGGTCGCCTGTTTCCATAAATATTTTGGATTTGGTTGTTGAGTTTGGTTTAGAAGTGGAGCGAATTGTACTTGTTAATGATTTTTTCCTTGAGGAGTTTAGGGGCATCGATCAAACAATGATGCCATCCGCAGAATGCTCTATAGAGTTTATTGTTAAAAAGGAGATGGGATGATTAGTATTATTTTGCCGGTGCTGAACGAAGCGGAGATGACTCAGGAGTGCATCGAGGCGATTCAGGCGAACACGCAAGATTATGAATTGATCATTGTGGATAACGGATCTGAGCCACCATATGAAATAATAAACCTTCCTGAATGTCCTCATACTTATATCCGTTACGAAGAAAATCTCGGCTTCCCTGTAGCAGTGAATCAAGGGATTAGAGAGGCGAAGGGTGAAAATATCATTCTTTTAAATAACGATGTGATTGTAACTCCCAGGTGGGCTGATAGTCTCATTAAATGGCTGGATGAATATGATATCATAGGCCCTTGCACGAATTATAGTGCGGGATATCAAAGGATTAGGACATTGGGGATTTATCATGACATTCAGGGGCTTAATGTTGAGGCTGAGAAATGGGGCGAAATGCACACAGGCAAGGCCAATGATGTGAATTGGGTTATTGGTTTTTGTATGGCTTTCAAGAAATCCCTCTGGGAACAACTTGGGGTCTTTGATGAATCAGTCTGGCCGTCCAGCGGGGAGGAAATAGACTTTTGCCTAAGAGCAAAGAATGCAGGGTATAGGGTAGGCATTGCCATTGATGTTTATGTCCACCATATTGGATCGGTGACTTTTAAGGATATAAACTCCAAACATCCATACCGGGATATTGTAGAGAAGAGCGAAAAACATCTAAAAGACAAATGGGGCGATAATTATTCGGCGCAGGGAGTTGACAGGGATGGCGCTTAAAATTACTAATTTTAAATTATGTATAGGGTTTCCTTGCAGTTGGCCGATGGTCCCATTTCCGTTCTTTCAATCATTTATTCAGATGGAAAGGCCGGAATTTACCCCAATTATCGCATGTAACGGGCCAATAGATGGGCTGAGGAACAAGATCGTAGTGGATGCCATAAATGCTGGAGCGAGTCATTTGATAATGATGGATCTTGATCAGACGTATCCAGTGGACGCAATAACAAAATTGCTGTCACATAATTTTCCGATTGTTGGATGTTTGGTGCATAGAAGATACCCGCCTTTCGATCCATTAATATTCAAGGGAGATATAAATACCTACCAGCATATTGCTGAATGGGAAGAGGGGGAGCTTATAGAAGTGGACGCGACCGGGACCGGATGTCTAATGTTTGATATGCGGGTTTTTCACGATCTCCCCCCGCCGTGGTTCAGGTTCAGGCCGAACCCTGATCCCGAAAGGTCGGGGACGGTTGGCGAGGATTTTGGGTGTTGTTCTGATCTCAGAAAAATAGGACATAAGATTTTTGTAGATACATCTATCAAATGTGGTCATCTATCGACAATGGAGATCACAGAGGAAACACACTGGCTTTTTAAGGCTTTGAAAAAGAAACAGATACAAGCCAATAAGGAAAAAACAAAATAATGGCACAAGTATATATTCAATCCTATGAAACCAGAATAAAAAGAAGCAAGGCTTTAAAGGGGATGGTAAAAACCCCAGAACATTGCCGCAGAATATCTGAGCATTAAAGGGAAGATTCTCTCCGAACAAAGGCAGAACTAATTGGTTTAAACATTCAGAAGAAACAAAGCACAAAATGAGTGAAGATAGGCGAGGTGCTGGTAATCATAGATTTGGAAAAGAACCCAGTCCTGAAACAAAAGAGAAAATGTCTATAGCGAAAGTCGGGAAAAAATTAACTGATGAACATAAAAAAAAGATAGGTCTTGCGGGTATTGGAAGAAAAGCATCGGAAGAAACGAGAAAGAAAATGAGCATAGCGCAATCGGGTGAAAAGCATCCTTTTTATGGGAAACATCACACAGAAGAGAGCAAGATTAAAACTTCGAATAAGATAAAAGGAAGAGTGCTAACATTAGACCATAAACGCAAATTGAGTGAGAGTCACAGAGGAGAAAGATGCCATTTTTGGAAAGATGGTATCACACCATTACATCTATTAATTAGAACGGGAGCTGAGTATTCTGAATGGCGGATACAGGTTTTTGAAAGAGATGACTATACTTGTCAAAAATGTGGCAAACGAGGAGGAGTATTGAATGTTCATCATGTAAAATCGTTTAGTTCTATATATAGAGAATCCAGCGGAGAAGATGTTGAATTATTCGACATAAATAACGGACTGACACTTTGTAAAAAGTGTCATAGAAATTATCATAAATCTTTAAAGAAAAGACAGGAGGTACGTAATGGCAACTAAATCAGGAAGGATCGCAAGTGTGCGACTTGGTACTTATAAGGTCGCAGGGCTTGGAACATGGAATTATGGTGGATTTTCCAGAGAAGTAATTGAAGAGGATTCATGGGATCTCGACATCAAGAAAAAGCATTTTGGTGTTGGGGATGCCGGAGAACTTACCTTCTCAGGACTCTATGATGCGTTAGATGCCACCGGGCAGGATCTTCTCAATTCGGCTTGTCTAAATTCATCTGCGTTTACCGGTGGGGATCTGAAATTCTATGTGGACAACACATCGTATTGGACCGTCGCTACAGGCTATACGATGCTTGTAACAAAGTGTCACTCCATAACAATGGAAAAATCGGCAATGGGAACAGTTGACTTTACAGCCGTTCCATCAGGTGGGCACATGGTCCTTATTTAAGGAGGTAACATGGAACAGGGAACAATTCTCAATATGGAAGAGACCGCTGGTGCGTGGTTTGAAATGGATGGCGGGGGGAGGGTTCAATTGAGAACCCTCACCTATGATGCCTTGAAACGGATCACAAAGCAGAGCACTCGGAAGCAGGTCACTTTTAAAAAAGTCGAGGGTACACCTGGACGTTTTGAATATGAAGATGTCGATGAGGATCTGAAAAATGAGCTATTCTGGGATCATTGCATTGTTGCATGGGAGAACCTATTTGATGCTAAAGAAAAGGCAATCCCATGCAATAAGGAAAACAAGATTCTTTTGATGACTCGCTCTTCTCAATTTTTAAAGTTTATCACAAGCTCGTTAGAAGCATTGAGCAAAGATGAGGAAGATCAGACCAAGGCCGCTGAAAAAAACTCATCGACACCGTAGAGTGGCATGATGTTTATGCCCATACCTGCGAGGGGTGTAAACAGCTCTACGGTGAGAGAATACCGCCGGGAGAACCCCCCTGTGATACTTGCAGGCCAGCGTATTTTGAGGAAAACGCGGATGCAGTACAGATTTTCTTCATGGTCAGGAATCAATTGGTTATGGGAAACGAGGTAGTAATAGATATCAATCATCAGGCCATACACGAAGCCATGAGACTATATGAAATCAGTGACCGCAAAGTCTGTTTTGAAAAGGTTCTTGTGATGGGTGCTAAGTGGATTGAAAGGCTGAGAGACAATGGGTGAAATAATGAAATTTCCTGTTCGTAAAAACAAGATATACGGATATGAAATTACTGTATCTGGAAGAAGGCCATCGGGCATTCGTGAGTTTATTGGATTTTTGCTATTTGAATTAGCGGCTGGTCTTATGGGATTTAATTTTATGGTAGAGCCTATAGAAAAAATAATGAAAGACCATAATTCATTTAGAATAGGGGAAGAGAATGTCAGAACATAAATTTAAAACATTTTCAGAATATTTAATCGCTGTCAAGAATGCCTCGGAAGGGAACAGAGTGGATAGCCGATTAATTAGAATATGTAAAAAACCAGAATCATTTAGCAATGATGAACTTATGAAAATGGAAATGTTTGCTGAGCTGAAACAAAGAAAAAATGAAAATCAGTAAATGGAACGCAAATAAAGTATTCGGCGATATTTACAAACAGGCACTGGAAAATGGCAATGCATTAATGGATATGGTTGTAAGGGATGCAAAGGCCGGATGCCGAGTTGGAACGATAACCAGAGAGGGTAAATGGTCAGGAAATGTTTCTGTGTCCTTCACTCCAGGAAAAGGCAGGAATAAAGGGCGGCTTGTGGAATTCAGAGCTAAACGATGGATGGGGAGAGAGCCGGGTAATTTAAGGGATAGCATTCGGAGAGTGAATTTACATGATAACGTTAGTGGTAATATCCGGGTTTATGCCGGTAATACGAAAATATACTGGGCCTTTATGGTTGAACGGGGAACGTCAAAAACGGCTGCCCAACCATTTTTAAGACCCACTTTTTTATCGGCGAGGCGCAAGGCATTAAGAGCAATTAAAACAGGGGCAATATAACGTGGCTGCAAAGTTAGGCACAATATTTGTAGAAATGGATATCGACAGGGATCGATGGGCAGGGGCTCAACGCAAACTACTCAAGGATGCCACCAGCACAAGCCTGCGAATCGAGGATAATTTCAGGAAGCTCGGTATTAAGTCCTCCGCCGAAATGGATCTGATGCGGGCCAAAATTACGAACTCCTTCAATATGATCAAGAATTCCTCGCAGGCGACCGCAAATGATATTGTTCGCGCCGAAAAAGCTAAAACAGATCAGTTGAAATCGTTGAACGATCAACAGTTCGGACATCAAACATCATTGTTATCAAAATTGAAGGAACATTGGGTAGGCGTATCTGTAGCGATATACGCAGCAATGAGAGTGATGCGGGCTGGATGGGAAATACTAAAGGAAGCGGCAAACTTTGAACAACAACAAAAATCATTTGCTAATTTAACTGCTTCTTATGGTGTTAATGGTGATGAAATCATTAAACAATTGAAAAAGATATCCTCCAATACGATAAGCACCATGGTTTTGATAGAGAAAGCCGGAACCGCAATGATGATGGGAATTGCCCCTGATAAAGTAATCAAGTTAATGGAGATAGCCAGAGCAACAGCCAGAATGACCGGGCAATCAGTATCCCAGGCTTTTAGTGACATTTCGCTTGCTGTTGGCAGGCAATCAAAAATGATCCTTGATAATCTTGGGATTATTGTTTCAGTTGAAAAAGCTAATGAAGCATATGCTATCTCATTAGGAAAAACAAGAACTGAATTGACCGATACAGATAAAAAAATGGCTTTCATGAATGCTACTCTTTTGGCCGGAGAAGAATTGATGCGGAGGTTGGGCGAACAATCTGAAACAACCCGCGATAAAATGGATAGGCTTACCACAGTATTTGCTAACCTTAAAATCCAAATAGGGGCTGCAACTTTAGCTTTAGTAGGTTTTATCGAAAAAATGACTGATAAATCATTAGATATAATTTTTGGGCCAACAACAGGGGACCCTAAAGAGTTAGCAAAACAAGCGCTTCAAAAACAATTAGAATTGGCGATGCGGTCGTATAAATTAATGGCACAGCAGGGAAACATAGATCAAGAAACCTTGCACTTGGCCGAAGCAAGAATGTTTACATTACGTCAAAGGATAGCAATCCTCGAAGAATCAATCAGAATTGCGGGGATTAAAGATTCATGGATGGGGCGACCCGGTTCAACTCCTCCCCCTGGTTCTACCGCTCCACCTCCTGCTGAAGATACAGCAATGCTAAGACTTGAAGAGCAGGCCGCCCTTATGATGGCAAAATCTAAAGAGACCTTGACACAAAAGACTGACATGGAAAAGTTTATGGAGTCTGGTTTGACTGATGCCTTATACGATATGCGTCAGAAGCGCCTTGAAAATGAAACGGGTTTTGCTCAAAAAAGCCTTGAACTTAACCAATGGGAACATGATGCAGTACTTCAAATTATGCAAATAGAACAAGAAGAGAAATTAGCATTACAGTCACAATTCAATGAGCAATATAATGCTCTCGGAAAAAGTCAATATGACTTAGAACGTGAAAATATTCATGCAATGGCCGAAGCCTATCGTCAGGCTGGGGCTGATAAGGTTGAAGTAGCAAAATTAACAGCGGCAAAAATTAAATCCATTGCTATGGCTGAAACTGATGCAAAACTTGCAATGTTTCAAAATAATGCAAGCAACATATCCGCTACATTTTTACAGATAGCCCAGGCAGGGGGCAAGCAAAGCAGAAAAGCCTTTGAAGTGTATAAAAGATTTGCGCAGATAGAGGCTGGAATATCAGCGGCAAGGGCTATACTTATGGCTCTTGGATCTCCACCTGGACCGCCATGGTCTTTTATCACGGCCGGTATTACGGCCGGTATGGCAGGCGTTCAAGTCGCCATGATCGAAAAGTCTCAACCACCCTCTTATGATCAGGGCGGTATTTCCCGAGCGCAAGGGGTATATCAAACTGGGAATATCTCTGAGGCGCACATACCATTGAAAAGCGGGAAAGTCCCGGTCAATGTTACTGGCGGTGGAAGTGCGGGAACAACATTTGTTATCAAAATGGAAAATCCGGTCTTTCAGGATATAGATACACAGAGACAAGTCTTTGCACAAATCGCAGAAGTAATTGCCCGAAGAGTAGCCCCAGATGCTGTTATTCAGAATTATAATGATGATTTAGGGATAAGACGAATGGTGAGGGGGAGAGCCTGATGGCTGATTTTACAGTATTACCAAGTGAAGTAATTGAGGTGGCCCCAGATTACCATAATATAATCACTCCGACAGAGAGTATGAAAAAGGAGTTCCTGAATCTTGCGGCAACTCCAGTCCGAAGATATAAATTAACTTTCAACGCTCGAACGACTGCCGTAAAAGATGCAATTCTGGCTCATTATGATGCACAATATGGTGGATATACTGAATTCTCCTGGGCTGCCGCTGCTGTTCCGGCTCATGTAAATAGTGGAGCGGCTATGACTGGTAGATGGATTGATGGGAGCTTACAATTTGTAGGCGTCGGATATAAACTGTGGAACATAAGTATAGAGTTTGAAAAGAGTATCTAATGCCAAAGGCAATACCTGGAATTGTAATAACACAAATGGACGCAGTTTCCAAGCGTCCAGTCCTCCTATTTGAGCTGGGGCTATCTTCTGCTGTGCGATTCGCGGCATACAAAACTAATATAGCATTTCCAACGGCTGGGCCTACCTATACAGCCAAAGCCATTGAGATTGGCAATGTCAGTCAGTCCCTGGAGGGACAAATCCAGCGAATAAGTATAAAGTTCGACAATGTGACAAAAGATATGATGTCCTATGCTCATAATGAGGATTTCAGAGGTAAATCTATTATTATAAAACGGATCTATCTGGATGAAATTAGTAATGCCACTTATTACAATGAGATCTTTAATGGTCACATGGAGCGGCCCTCGGAGATATCCAGGTTCTGGTTGACGGTTCCTTGTACCATTGGGAAACCGTTGAACAGGATAGGGATATCCTGGCAATATCAGAAAATGTGCCCGTGGATATTCGGCGGTACGGAATGCAATACGGACGGCCTTGCAAATAAAGCCGTTCTGACTGCATCGGGCACAGCAGACAGCGGATCTACTACGACCCTTGTGGATAATGCCCTGACACAAGTTGATGATTACTGGAATTGTGGAGAGATCGTGATAACAAAGGCGGGCGTCACGTATTACAGGAAGGTCAAGGATTTTGTGGCGGCCACGGATACCATCACCTTAGATGTGGAGATGCCCTTTGCAATAGATAACACATGCACCTATGTCGTGTATAAGGGCTGTGATCAGACATGGGATACATGTACGGCAATCAATGCCTGGGGTCCCAGCGGGAATAATAAATATAATTTTGGCGGATGTATTCATATATCAAAAAAACAGGACAGTGGATAATAAATACATAGTGAAATTGGGAAAGGAAAATGATTATGAAATTTTGTTGTGATGAATTTAGAAAAGAAATTCAGGATAAAAACCCAGATGGTCATTTTAAACAAGACGAGAATGGAACATGGAATATCCTCGGATGCTGTGGCGGATGCTATGTTATTACAGAGATGAAATTTTGCCCATTCTGTGGAAATAGATTAACGGAGTAAAAAAAGAAGTGAGGCAAAAATGATCCGAAAACTTGAAGTCGAAGATATAGCCGGAATTCTGCAATTAAAGGATAACCTCATGAAATCATTTCCCTGCGATAAAGGGGAATGGGTGCAATGGCTCATAGCCAATATGGAGAATCCCGAGATATTGATTATTGGAAATGTCATAGGCGGTGAAATAAAAAGCTATCTGGTGGCATTGGATGGTGTGCGGCTGCCCCTGAGTGTGCAGGTGCATATCCTGTTTTTTTATTCGGATGGAGCCCTGGATGTTAATATGGAAATACGGGATATGCTGAATGATTGGGCTCGGGCAAAAGGAGCGAAAGCCATAAGATTTATTTGTCAGGATATCGCAGTTTTTGAAAAGTACGGTGCAAAGCAGGTGGGTATTCTGGGGGGGTGGAGTCTCTAATGGGCGGTGTGATTAATTGGTTAACAGAGACTGCCAAGTCTGGATTCCATCAATTCTTTATCAAACCCATAGAATGGGGGATGGATCAGCTTATCCCTGATTTTGACATCCCTAAGTATGACATCCCTGAATATGGTAACTCCCCTACATATGGCAATAAAACCGGACAGATTGCTAATCTTATTTCGGAGGGAACCCCTGTTGCCCGCTGTTATGGAAGATGTAAAATTGGGGCTAATAAAATCCGTTTTAATAATCCGGACGCAGCGGATTTAAGAAGTATTTTCGGGCTTTGTGTAGGCGAAATTTCAAACATTGATGAGTGTTGGATTAACGATATCGAATGGGATACACTTATTGGTCCACCTTCCAAAACAGAATATGTGGGCACACGCGCACAGACCCCGGATGCCAGATTTACAGACGAGGCATCTGCCTATCGTGGCATGGCTTATGTAGCCGCCACGTTTGACAAACAAAACAGCCAAATAGGAAGCGACCCTCATTTGACAGCAGTTGTATATGGATTATTATGTGCGCCAATCGGGGGTGGTGCAAAGGAGTTTACATGGAATAATGCAGTCGTGCTCTATGACTGGTATACAGAGGTCGAGGGGTATTCTGCTGATGACATTAATCTTAACTCATTTAAATCGCTTGAGCTTCTATGTGCTATAACGCCTGATGGAGGCACAATAAGTCGCTATAAATTTAATTTCTCCTTTGATACCGATATCAGTATCAATGATGCTAAGAAAACCATATGGCAATCCTTCAATGGCCGTGTGATCATGAGCCAGGGAAAACTGAAGGCTGTATGGGATTCTGCCCAAATGGCAAACGGATCAGGGGGCCTGACAGCCAAGACAGTCTCCCATGCCTTTACGGAAGACAACATAGTTAAAGATTCTCTGACATGGCATCAACCAGAACGGCCCAACATTGTCCGTATACATTATCTGGATGAGACGGAGTTTAAATTCCAGAAAACCAGCGTTGAAGTGAAAGATGCGCATGATATTAGCATCAATGGCGAAATACTGTATGAGGAAACCTGTTGGTTTATTACGCAATCAGAAATCGCACGCAGGCGGGCACAAGGCAAATTTAATAAATTCAAATATACTGACTACGTGGCCAGCCTTTCCGCCCTCTCGGGCGCGGGGGACCTGGAAGTATATGATTTAGTAACAGTCACGGATACGCTCCCTGGATGGACAGCTAAGCAATTCCTGGTAACACAAAAAGGCGAAGATCAATACGGCAGGATGCAATTTATCCTCGATGCTTATTATGCGGGTGTCTATGATGATGCTCAAGTAGGAACACAACCAGGTTATGGATCGAACTTACCTAATCCAAAGGCCATCCCCTATGAAATAGCCGTCGGTGATATAACTCTCGCAGAAGCAACGTCACAGACATTCCACTGGAGCCCTGCCGTCAATGTTACATTCGTGCAGCCCACAACCGATTCCTTTTGGTCGCATGTGGAGGTGTGGATTTCTACAGATGACGTAACGTTTACCTTCTATGGGATCACGTCTGCCGGCACCGGCTTTACCGTTGAGACAACGGGTGCCATGTTCCAGCCGGGAGCCACCCTGTACGTGAAACTTCTATCCGTATCAGAAAGCGGCGTAAAAGACTCCCTGACAAATATTACCTCCAAAAGCATTGTGTTGAGCAGCGTCATCAGACTGGGTAGTTACTATGTCGGCCCATATGATTTTTGGGGTGGAAACGCCGCTATTGGCAATGCCGCAACGAAGATAGTAATGGGCAATTTAGACGGCGTGCCTAAGATAGCCCTGGGCGCTTCAGCCGATGCAATTACTTTTGCCGGGACTCAATCGGGGTTTTTTGTTGATGGCGATGGGAATTTAAGGGCAGGAGGAACTCAGAGTTTAAAATGGAACCCATCTACAAGCCGTTTGACCATAGGCGACTGGATAATGTCTCCTAACGGGATAGCCGATAATTTCACAGAAGCCGATGCAAAGGTTTTAATTGACCGATCAAATACTCTGATTCGACTCGGTCCTACCATCAGCAATTACCTGTGTGTTGATGGCGATTATTCTGGCGCACCTGCCATATATAGCTCCAATTATGTGTCGGGCATGGCAGGCGCGGGTTTTCTCCTGAAATCAGATCTGCTTGAAGTGGGTAACATCGCCTGCCGGGGCATATTTAGAACAGCCGTATTCCAGAAAGACGTAATAAGCGCCATCGGGGGCAATGTTTTTATTTCAAAGGGCGCTGATGTGCTCGATGGTAATATGAGCGCGTCCGGGGGCAGTGGTACAAGCGCCTATGGGACAGGCTTGTATCACACTGCTGTTTATCATGGTGTGTCAAGCCCGGGCACAATAAGAATAGAAGGCAATGAGACATTTGCACTGGGTGATATGCTCCGAATAAAAGATGGCAATGACGATGAATGGATGGAAGTCACGGATATCACCAATGCACCCACATATGAAGTAACCAGGGACAAAGGAGCTCAATATGGCGTGGATGCCAATCCGGCCTGGAAGAAAGGGGCCACCATAGTTAATTACGGCCAACCTGGGGACGGCGCTATATACCTCACAGCATCCGAAACAAACGCCCCTTACATAGGTGTCGTAACCCACGCAGGCAGTCCCTGGGATACCATTACGACCAGGCTCAGGATCGGCAACCTCAACGGCTTTCTGGGATATGAGAGCGATTTATATGGCATTGCGATTGGGGAAACCAACGCGTATTTGAAATATGATCCGACAAATGGATTGGCGATTAATGGTCCTGACATAACTATGCAAGCGGGCAGGACGCTGACTTTAAGTGGTGCCACTATTAATATGACTGCCGGGACATTTACAGTCTCCGCTAATGGGAAAATCGCTATCAATACTACAGACGCATTGGAAATCCAGGCAGCTGGAAATGTGAAGGTCTTGGCCGGAGCAGATATAAGGTTGATTGGTAGTGATAGTGATCCGGGGAACATATTTTTTGAGGGAACATCATATTCCATGAAATGTGGTAGCGATGCAGATGGGAACAGGTTTTATATTTCACCAGAAACAGATAATGTTATCGATATGTTTCTTGGATCTGAGGCCCCCTGGGGTTCAAATAGATATGCAAAAAGTGTGACTATTGGAGCACGAGGAGACGTAGACCTATTGTCTCGTTATGACGGTGATAATGAAACATATATTACAGTGAAGCAAACAAGCACAATATCCTTGGTGACGTTTGCAACGTCTCTTGCAGATAATTATAAATATATTGAGATTAAAAGATCGGCGGCACAAAACCATCTTTCGCCACTTACAGATAAATATTTTAATCTGGGGCGGGCTGCGGCAGCATGGGATGATGCATACGCAGATGACTGGCATGATGTAGCTGACTTTTACCATCTCGATACCAGGGATGATCTTGCCGCTATTTGGGCAATTAAAGGCTCCGGCGTAATAAGCGATGTGACGGGCCTGGAACTGATAGACGATAATACAATTCCTAAATGGATGTTATCCAAACATAAAAAATACAAGGAAGAGTTTGATGATAAGGGAAAGATCATTAATTCATGGAACAAAGGCGATGTAATGTATAATT